AATGCCAACTTATCAGTGCAACACTGCATCTGATGTTCCAGGATGGGTAGATCCATTACAACATAAGTATTATCAAAAAATAGTTAATCAACTACCAAGCAATCCTAAATTTTTAGAAATTGGGTGTGGCTGGGGCCGTAGCACATGGGGTTGGCTCGATGTTTTGCCACCAACTACTGAATACTACATAGTTGACTTGTTTACATTACACTATCCAACACTTGAACAAGAACAGTTAGATTACTTAATGCCATATACAGCAGAAGTAAATAATTATTTAAATAGTTCATATTCCAACAACAAAACTCAACAAGATATTTTAACAGAATTAATATCACAGCATCCTAATTACAATATTATAAAAAATATAATACCAACATCATTCCAAGATGCTAAACAACAACTACATAACATACAGTTTGATGGTGTGTACTTAGATGCTGATCACGATTACAATGAAGTATACGATCAACTTGAATACTTTAAAAATGTTCCAGTATTATGCGGTGATGATATTCATTGGCAAGAAGTACGAAACGCATTATTTGACTGGGCAGAGAAGTTTAACAAGGAACCTAAAATTGTTCCTGGTTGCAATATGTTTGTTGCAAATTATATCACTTGACAAATCCATAAAATTCTATTATAATGTATACAATACATAGGAGATAAGTGTGAAAAAAGTAATAGGAATATGTGGACTCATTGGACATGGTAAAGATACAGCCGCTGGATTCTTAATTGAGGAAGGCTTTCACCGTATTAGTTTTGCAGGTGTACTAAAAGATGCTTGTGCTAATATATTTCAATGGGATAGAATACTACTAGAAGGAAACACTCCAGAAAGCAGAGTATGGAGAGAAACTGTCGACGAGTGGTGGGCAAACCGGTTAAGTATTCCAAACTTTACTCCTAGGTTAGCACTACAGCAAGTAGGCACAGATGTTATGCGTAAGCACTTTCATCCAGATATTTGGGTAGCAGCATGTGAAAGACAAATTGCAATGACAGACAAGAACGTTGTTATCAGCGATTGTAGATTCTTTAATGAACTAAATGTTATTAGACGCCTAGGTGGAACAACTGCCGTTGTATGGCGTGATACTGAACCCGAATGGTGGGGATCTGCTTGCAAGGCAAACATCGACCACCAGCCAGAACTTATGGAAACACAATATCCAAACATTCATACAAGTGAATGGAGCTGGGCTGGTTGGAACTTTGATAAGCAAATTAACAATGTAGGCACTATAGAAGATTTACGTAAACAAACTTTAAAATTCCTTTTGTAATAAATACATAGTATACAATTGGAGATTTACTATGACAACTCCCCGAAACAATTATTATAATGACGAAATGCTTAGAGAAGTAGCAAGTTGTCAACGAAATTTTGATAGAGACAAAATTATAGATCCAGAACAAATGTCTATAATAGATGAATGGGTTGGAAAAGCACCAGTACAATGTGGTGAACACAAATATAACATAATAAAAATTACTAATCTAGAAACTATGCTAGATTTAAGCAAACTATTAGCAAACCCAAGCAGCACAAATGCTGGTATAATGGTAAGAGATAACACAGTATTCCAACCACAGATACTTGGACATGTATGTTATGTGTATACTGCAGCTGACGGTGTAAGCGCTCCTGATTTTCATGTAGGTTTTAGTTCAGGACTATGTGCGGCAAGAGCAACCACATTAGGATTAAAAACCGGATTTGCTAGATGTGGACCAAGATCAGATGAAGGATGGACGCAATGGTTACTAAAGTGGGAAATTGATCTAGTTAAGCATAAATCATTTAAATTTGCATTAGGAGTAGGACACGGAACAGACGACCAACACTATGCTTGGTCTCCATATCGCAAAAATCATATACATGAGCATAACAAACCAAACTTTCCAACAATGGATGTAATAAGTTAATTAAAACTTATCATAAACTACATACTTAACTCTGTAACCACCCCCTTTTACGCCACCTTCGATAAATACATGTAGACACGATTCTACGTACTAATTAAAGGAGCTAAATCATGGCAAATCTTGTTTCACCTGGAGTACAGGTAACAATATCAGACGAATCAGTATACGGCCCAACTGGAACAGGCACAGTCCCAATGTTATTCATTGCAACTGGCCAAGATAAAGTTGACCCAACTGGTACAACAACAACAGCAGCACAGACTGTTAAAGCTAAAGCTGGAAAACCAGTTCTAGTAACATCACAACGTGAACTAACACAAAACTTTGGTAATGTAAATTTCCGTAAAGTAAGTGGTACAGTTCAACAAGGCGACGAAACAAACGAATATGGTTTGTTAGCCGCATACTCATTTTTAGGTCAAAGTTCAGCAGCGTACATAGTACGTGCAGACGTAGATCTAACAACATTGCGTCCGTCAAGCACAGCACCAACTGGTCCTGCAGCAAGCGGAACAAATTGGATTAACCCAGCAAAATCTAACTATGGCTTATTTAAATATGCAGCAACAGGTTGGGCAGCAGTTACTCCAAATGTAGAAATTACAGACGGATCAGCACCAACAGCAACTTCAGTAGCAGGCGCTACACTAGTATCAGTTGATGCAGCAGCAGGTTCAACTGAAATTCAATATTGGAAAGCACACTCAACTCCAGGCGCAGGCGCATGGATTGCATCAGGTGCAACATTTTCTCCACACTATACTGAACCAAGTTCACCAAGTGTTGGTGACTTTTGGGTTAAAACTACATCACCAGGTGGTGGATTTAAACTAGATATTTCTAAGTATACAACAGCATCAGCTGCATTTGTAGCATCATCTGTATTATATGTAGATGCTAATGCTCCAGATGGAACAGTAAATGACTTTCCACAAGACGGTTCAGCAGCAGTTGTCCGCACACTACAAACAGGCGATATCTGGTTAGATGTTGATACTGAGAAATTAGTAGTTAAAGAATATGCAGCAGCAGCTTGGGGTAACATTATAGTTACAGCATCTAATACAATGCCAGTGGGAGCACCACTAAATGGTACTGTATGGCATGATGGCGATATCAACGAATTAGCAATTTATGAAGTTGCAGTCGATGGTGGAGCTCAAAAATGGAAAAGAGTAGCAGCTCCAACATATGCAACAGCAGCACCAGCAGTTGGTGCAACTGGTACATATTGGATTGATACTGATAAAGCAGGTTATCCAGCAATTTATCGTTCAAACGGTAGTGCATGGGTACTAAAAAGTAATGCAGATCAAACAACATCAGCAGGCGTTGTGTTTAGTGACATAACAGCTAATGATACAGCAGTAGCGGCTTTTGAAGCAACATTGCTTACAGGCGCAGCTAACCCACTACTACACCCAGTAGGAACAACAGGTGTTAACATGTGTCGTTCAGGTGGAACAGTACGTAAGTACAATACAGCATTAACTACAACTTGGAAATGGCGTAACCACGCAGGTAATCAAGTTGACGGTTCAGGTTCATTTGGTAGACATGCCCAGCGTAAAGTAGTAGTTGCGGCAATGCAAGCAAGTGCAGCAGGTTCAGAATTACGTGCAGACACAGCAGCATTTAGCTTAATTGCAGCTCCAGGTTATCCTGAACTAGCAGACGAAATGATTACATTAAACAGTGATCGTAACGAAACAGGCTTTGTTATTATTGACGCACCTTTCCGTAAAACACCAACAGAAGCAGTAACATGGGTACAAGGTACAGGTGCTACAGCTAACGGCGAAGATGGACTAGTAACTAAAAACACTTATAGTGCAGTTTACTATCCACATGCATTAACTACTAACCCATCAGACGGGCTTGCAGTTGTTGCTCCAGCATCACACATGGCATTGTACACATATGCTTACAGTGACGGCGTGAGCTTTCAATGGTTTGCACCAGCTGGCTTAACACGTGGTGTAGTACAAAACGCATCAGGTGTTGGTTACTTAGATGCAGAAAATGAATTTGTAGGTGTATCACTTACAGCAGGCAACAGAGATACAATGTATCAAAACAAACTAAACCCAATTGCTAGATTTCCAGCAGAAGGCGTAGTTGTATTTGGACAAAAAACTTTACATGCAAGTGCTTCAGCACTAGACCGTGTTAATGTTGCTCGTTTAACAGCTTATCTAAGAGAACGTTTTGCAGTTATTGCTCGTCCTTACTTGTTTGAGCCAAATGATACAAACACACGTACAAATGCAAAAGCAACATTTGATGGATTCCTAGCAGGCGTTATGGCAACTAGGGGTGTAACAGACTACGCAGTTGTGTGTGATGAATCAAACAATACAGCAGCAAGAATTGATGCTAATGAATTTTGGATTGACGTTGCAATTGCACCGACTAAATCAGCAGAATTTATATACATCCCAATTCGTATTGTAAATACTGGCGAAATTGCATAATATCTTAAATATTGTGAAATAAATTAGAATAAGGGCTACTTTAAAACGTAGCCTTTATTTTTTTGACCTTTTTGCATAAATACATATATAAAACTACTAAGTAGTTTGAATAATAAATATAGAGAACTACAACAGTTTAAAGGAGAAAATAATATGGCTGTAACAACAAATTTCGGAGTTCCAGTAGCTGGCACAGTTGCAACTTTGATGCCCAAACTGCAATATCGTTTTAGAATTAACTTTACGGGAATGGGATCTGATGCCGGCACAAGAACAGCATCAACACAAAACGTAATTAGTGCTGGACGTCCAAGCATCACACATGAAGAGGTTATTGTTGATTCATATAACTCTAAAATGTATGTTGCAGGTAAGCACACATGGGAACCAATTAGTATCGTTCTACGTGATGATGTAAATTCAAACGTAGTAAAATTAGTAGGTGATCAATTAAGAGCACAACTCGACCACACTTCACAGGGTGCAGGAATTACAAATGCAGAAGGTCAAATAAGCGGATTAGCATATAAGTTTAATATGTCAATCGAAACATTAGATGGCTCATCTACTGCAAAAGTTATTGATACATGGACGCTAACTGGTTGTTATTTGTCTAACGTACAGTATGGTGACTTAAACTATGGCACAAGTGACATGGTACAGGTAACTGCACAAGTCCGTTATGATAACGCTAGTCATGCAGTAGTAGCTGATACAGATACACTATCAACTGGCAACCCTAGTTAATTATTTTGATATGTTGGCCTATAAACGGTCAACAATATCATTGAGTTAGATTATGGCAATAGTTAATCATGCATATAATAAGTATAATCAAGCTACACCTAAAACACAGATAGTTAAGGGTGTACCTAGGCATAAATTTAATTTTACTGCCAGTTTCAATTACGGCGCTGAATTCGACCTAAAGCATTTAGAGCTTGACAAAATAGCAAGCATTACTATGCCTAGTTGGACTTCGTCAGCAATAACAATGAATGCGTATAATGCTAAAAAAGTTGTTCAAACGAATTATGAATATTCACCAATTACAATAGTTGCATACGATACACACTCTCCTTCAACTATACAAACTTTCTTAAAAGAATATTCTAACTATTATTTTGCAGGTCCAATGAATATGACGGATGGCAACAACACCTTTTCTGCTCCACTTGGATTTAAATTAAATGCAAACCGTAATTTTATAAAAACACTCCACATTGTTAGACGAGACAATCAGTCAACTAACTTAATAACAGTCTTTAATCCAATCATTACTAGTATAGATGCTGATACACTAGATTATGCAGACAGCAGCTTAGTGCAATATAGATTGACACTTATGTATGAAGGATACAATATGGAAGACATCACTGCAATCGAATCAAGTTAGGAGGCCTAAATGCCTAGAAATTATATGCAAGGCATATATGAGGTTTCTAACCCAGCTAAATACTTAGGTAAAAAAGCACCACGTTATAGAAGCGGATGGGAATTAGCAGTATTTCGCATGTGTGATAATCATCCAGCAGTATTAGGATGGGGCAGTGAAACACATAGAATACCATATAGAAATCCGTTAACTGGTAAGAACTCAACATATGTTCCTGATTTACTGTTAGTATACAAAGATGCCAAAGGTGGCAATCATGCAGAGATGGTGGAAATTAAACCAGCAAAGCAAACATTAGCAGAAGCAAAGACTCAAATGGATAAAGCCGCAGCAGTAGTTAATCATGCAAAATGGGAATCAGCCAGAGCATGGTGCAAATCTCAAGGTATGGGATTTAGAGTTATTACCGAACATCAAATATTTAATAAACCTAAGCGATCACCAAAAAAGAGAAAATAATGACGCAAGAAGAACTAACAATGACAGTGCCTACTGGTCAAGGTAACATTGAGATATATATTCCTGGAAGTAGAGATGTAATTGTAAAAATGTCAGGCGGAGCAGATAGTTCAATACTTATGCTTCTGTTAGCCAAATACAGACAAGAGATTAATCCAGAGCTTAAATTTAAAATTGTAACTACAATATCCACAGCCAAACCTTACCAGTATATATTTGCAAAACAAGTATTAGAATTCATCAATGATATATATCCATTAGGAGAGTATGAACACCATACTAATGATTGTGTACCACTAGATGGTGTACCTGACGGTCCTGATGAAAATGGCATAGACCTTAATTCAGACCAATGGGCATTAGACATACAAAATTTAGCACA